GTCAGACCCCGGCCACTCAGCGTGGCGGTTGACTACCGGTCGGTTACCCGTTAGGGTGGTTCCATGATGACGGTTCTGGTTGTGGTGGTCGTTGGGTACTCCGTGGCGCTCGCTGCGGTCTGGTGGTGGATGCAGCATCGGATGCGGAAGGTGATGGACGCCTATCAGGCTGCTCTCGACCGGATCGCCAAGTCGGTGAAGTTGCCGGAGCCTCCGCCTCCCCCGGCCGTCGATGTTGTCTCGATCATCCAGGCGGTCACCTCGGGGCTCGCCACCCAAGCACAGGTTCTCGTCCCGCCGCCACCCGAACCGGCGCCCTTCACCCCTCCCCCCGACGAAGGATCCTTCGTCACCCCCAACTACCACTTCGTCCCCGACATCCCCGACCCGACCGACGACTACCTCGCCGACTCTGGCGACGTGTACGACGCCTCGACCCGGGCGGTGCTCATCGAGCCGGGCGCCCTCCCCGGCATCCTCGGCCTCGAAGACGAGATCAACCGGAGCTTCGGGTCATGAGCGTCAGCCCCCTCCTCGCCGACTACCTCCGCTGGTGGGAGAATGGATCCCCGCATCTCGCCGCCCTCACCACCCCCGACCTCCACTCGCTCCTCCAAGATCTCCTGTCCAACTCAGACGTCACCCGTGCGCTCTACCGGATCCCCGACGAGGACACCTACAACGCAGGGTGGGACGACGGCTACGCCGCCGCCGTCGCTGTGATGGCGGTCTTGGGCGAACCGAAGGGGCAGAAGGTGAAGGCGCAGAAGGTGAAGGCACCGTGACCGACCGCCATCTCTCCGTCGTCCCCCCACCCCCCTACGAGTACATCTCGACGCTCACCGCTGAGTTCGGTGGGTCCGTCACGTCCAACAAGGGCGAGACGACCGTCAAGTTCATGGTCGACCCCGACTCTCAGATCGCCGTCGCTGAACTCGCCAAGTACGCCGGACTCATGTTGAAGGTCGACCTTCACATCATCGCCCAGATCCCTGGTGAGAAGAACTTCCAGCCCGTCGACCTTCCCGACGCCGACATGTCGGAGTTCATCGAGTGACGGATATTTCTGCTCTCATCGCCGCTACTGCCCCCGATCAGGAGATCCAGGATCGGGTCAATCTGCTCTTCCATCGGATCCTCGACGAAGCCGAAGCCCTCATCGTCCGTGGGTCGACGGCGACGAAGATCCGGATGATCTCCACTGCCCTGCCCGCCATGATGTCGTTCATGAAGCAGGAGGATGGGGCGGCGATGGCGGAGATCCGTGGGATGCTGATGGAGATGCACGCCGAGCAGCGGCAAGCCCTCTTTCCGCAGACCCCCCCTTCTCTCGACCCACCGTGAGCAACGTCCTCCTCCCCATGTGCCGTCGCCTGTCGATCGTCGACAAGCGGATCGGTGTCGTGAAGTTGGACCCGAACTGGGCGCAGACGGCGTTCGTCGAGGACTTCGAGCGACAGATGAACTCCCGGGGGAGGGTGCGGACGATCATCTTGAAGGCACGACAGCTCGGCATGTCGACCGTCACCGAAGCCTGCCTGTTCAACATGTGCTTCCTCATCCCCCACTACCGGGGGTTGATCGTCACCCACGAAGTTCCCGCTTCGCAGCGTCTCCTCGAAATGACCCAGCTCTACTGGGACACCTACCCGTTCCGTGCCGTCTTCTCTCGGCCGAAGTACAACTCTCGCAACGACCTCGTCTGGGCGGACACTTCGTCGGGCATCCGGATCGCCACGGCCGGGAAGAAGGGGTCGGAGGGGGTGGGTCGGTCGAACACCATCCACTTCCTTCACGCTTCGGAGGTGGCGTTCTGGGACAACCCGGAGGGGATCATGCTGGGACTCACCCAGGCGATCCCCGATGCCGCTGAGGGGACGGCGATCGTGTTGGAGTCGACCGCCAACGGCATCGGCAACTACTTCGAGCAGACGTGGAAGAAGGCGACGGCGGGAGAGAACGAGTACGTCCCTCTGTTCTTCCCGTGGACGTCGCACTACGAGTACCGGGCGTCGGCCATCGGGATCCCCCACTACAACCTGGGTGCCCTCGACGACGAGGAGCGGACCCTTCAGGCGATCGGGGTGGATGAGGACCAGTTGGCGTGGCGGCGGTGGATGATCGTCAACAAGTGCAACTCGGACCCGCTCCAGTTCGCCCAGGAGTACCCCGCCACCCCCGAACAGGCGTTCATCGCCACGGGCACGAACGTCTTCCACTACCCCCTCCTCTACGCCGCCTACGAACCGGAGCCTGGGATCCGGGGTCGGCTCCTCCGAGACGGCCAGCACGTCACCTTCGAGCACGACCCGACCGGTCCCCTCACCCTCTACCGTCAGCCCGACACCGGAACCTGGGGTGACTACATCGTCGCCGGGGATCCGACCCACACAACCCGAGGTGACTACGCCGTCGCTCAGGTTCTCAACCGACGCACCCTCGAACAAGTCGCCGTGTACCGGGCGAAGGTCGAGCCGATGTCCTTCGGCCAGGAACTCTTCAAGCTCGGTGTCTTCTACAACACGGCGCTCGTCTCCTCCGAAGCTGAGGGTCCGTCTTCGGCTGCGATCGGCCAGCTTCACGCCCTCAACTACCCGAGGCTCTACCGCCGTGCCCGACCTGATGCCACACCCGGCAAGCAGCGTGGAGACATCTGGGGATGGATGACGACCCGCCAGTCCAAGGCGTTCATGGTCGGCGTCGTCAAGAAGTACCTTGTCGACCGTTCCATCACCATCCACGACTCCGAGACGTTCGCCGAGATGAAGGACTATGTGATCCGGGACGGCGGTGAGATGGGACCTGCGGACGAGGAGAACGGCCACGACGACACGGTGATGGCGCTCGCCCAAGCCTGCGCCTGCAACTTCCAAGAGGGTCCGATCCTCCCCTACGGCGGAGAGACGACCGACCCTCCGACTTGGACCCAATGGGAGGTCTCCTGATGCCCGTCTACGAGTACCGCTGCCCAGGATGTGGCGACACTCGATCTTTCACTCTCAGCATCGAGCAGTACGACCAGTCCCAACTCATGCCGATCTGCTTCAACGATCCCGCCGACCCCCACCCTATGAAGCGGATCTTCTCGTTCTCGAAGCCCCCCGCCTTCGAGGAGCACTTCAACCTCACGACCGGCACCGTCACCTCCTCCCCCCGTGCTCACGCCAACGAACTCAAGCGGATGTCGGAGGAGGCGTCGGCTCGTACCGGGATGCCCCACAACTTCGTTCCCGTCCACCCCTCCGAAGCCCGAGAGGCGTACGGAATCACGGACGAAGGTCTCGATTCGACCTATCGTAAGGAGGTCGAGACCGGCCAACGCGAGGTGAAGCAGTGGCTCTGACCGAGGATCTCCCGGCACTGCTGACCCGTGACGGTCGGCAGATCGGGAACCCCGACATCGCCGTCTACGTGACCGACTTGTTCCGTGCTGCCCGTCAGCATCGGCGCCCCATGGTCGGCAAGTGGACCCGCAACTACAACGTGTTGCAGAACCGGACGTGGGGGACCCGGGACCAGCATCTCCCCTCCCCGGAGATCCCCGAGATCTACCCGGTGCTCGCCACGATCACGTCGTGGCAGACCGACTCGCAGCCGACCTTCGAGTGCGCTCCCTACGCCCCACCCCACTCCGACTACTACACGGAGATGGCGGGACTCGCCCAGGACATGCAGACCGTCCTCCAGGCCAACTGGGTGTTGAACGACTCCGACGCCGAGATCGAGAAGATCCTGTGGGACGGCAACACCTACGGCATCGGGATCGGCAAGGTCACCTGGGACGCCCGGGCGTGGGGTGGGCTCGGTGACGCCGTGTTGCGCCGTGTCGACCCGTACACCTGGTACGCAGACCCCCAGGCCCGTTCGATGGAGGACGCCTCCTACTTCGTCGAGGCGAAGGTGGTGTCCGCCCAGGAACTCGAAGCCCGCTACCCGGGGGCGCTCACGAAGGTCAGCCCTGGCTCCTCCGAAGCCGAGGAGTCCCCGACGTTCCTGAAGAACACGACGTCGCCGACGTACCCGAAGGCGAACCCTGGCACGATCGACGGGTCGACCACCCCGACGTGGGGTCTGCCCGGTCAGACGAACCGGATCGACCCGACGTCCGATCCCGGCTACCTGCTGATCGAAGCGTGGCTGAAGACGCCTGTGAAGATCGGCGACAAGTGGACCGACACTTGGCGGCTCGTTGCCGTCGTCGGCAACGTCGTCCTCCGGGACGTCTCCGCCTACAAGATGTGGGGCCACGGTCAGCACCCTTACATCCGCTATGTCCCCCACGACACTGGCGAGTTCTACGGCTTCTCCCTCGTCGAGATGCTCACGTCCGCCCAGCTCTCCATCAACCGGCTCCTTGCCGCCATGGAGCAGAACGTGTGGCTGACCGGCAACCCGATCCTCGTCGCTTCGGCTCGGGCAAACTTGCAGCGGGGAGTGGTCACGAACCGTCCCGGCACGCAGCTCAACCCGTCGAACGCCGAGGACGTCAAGTGGATGGAGCCCCCCCAGGGCGCCCCGGCGCTGTCCTCCGACCTGGTCCGCTTCTACATCGACCAGATGGAGCGGATCTCCGGCATGTCCGCCATCGTCCGGGGGGCGACGATGACGGGTCGCAACGCCCAAGGCGTCGTCGACTCGATGCAGGAAGCGGCCTTCGTCCGGATCCGGATGTCGCTCCGCAACTTGGAGCGCTTCTTGCGCCGGGCCGGGAACCTCACCGCTTCTCTCATCGCAGAGTTCTACGACGCCTCCCGCATCGTCCCCTTCGTCGGACCGGACGGCGCACGGCGTTCCATGGTTCTGCACAACCAGCACTTCTACCGGCCTTCCGCTGACGGCACCCGCCTCCCGACCGCCTTCCACATCAAGGTGGAGGCAGGTTCGATGCTGCCGACATCGAAGCAGGCTCGTGCCGCCGAGGCACAGTCCCTCTACGCCCTTGGGGCGATCGACGTCGAAGGACTGCTCGACGCCATGGACTACCCGAATCGTCAGGCGATCATCCAGCGGGTCCAAGCCCAGCAGATGCAGGCTGGTACGCTCGGGATGCCCCCAACGCAACGTGCCGCCGCCCGACGATAGGGACCCACATGGATGACACCTTCTTCACGGTGACCGACACCCCACAGCAGATCCTCTCGGGCCGTGGTCACGCCAACCAGCGCCACGAGATCCTCATCATGGTCCCCTCCGGTGGCGACACCGTGTGGGTCGGCACCGACCTCGTCGACGGCACGACCCGAGGGTTCCCGATCGCTGCTGGTCAGGCCATCACCGTCGCCCTCATCAACGAGCCCCTCTACGCCGTGACCGCTACCGAACAGGTGATCTACCGGCTGATCTCCGGTGGCGGTGCGTAACCATGACGACCGGGTCCACCGGGGCACACTTCATCGGACCCACCGGAGGAACCAGTAGCGGCGGCGGGTTCGACGGGGAGCACAACGACCTTCCGGGTCGGTCCGCTACGAACACCCACCCCGCCACCTCCATCCAGTTCGACCCGACCGGCTTGTCGAACACGGACGCCACCGACGTCCAGGAGGCGATCGAAGATCTCGACGCCGCCATCGGAACCGGCGGAGCAGTCGACGACACCCCGTTCCGTGTCGGTGCCCGAGCCACCGCCACGGGCGTCGACGACGGGTCGAACGTCAACGTCACCGTCCACTTCGCCATCGGGGACCTCACCGTCCCTCGGGGCGACGCCGCCGGGTACACGGTCCTCATCGCCACCCCCGACACGAACTCGACGCCCGGCATCTACACGATCACGTCGTCGGGGCCGTGGACTCCTGCCACCCCCCAGCCGTACGGCAACCACCTCGTCGTCACGTCCCAGGGGGAGATCTACCAGGGGTTCAACACGAACGACCCCGTCGGCGGCT